ACAGGCCCGCGCGCGAGGCTCCGACCGCCGCGGTGCGCGATGTTGTGAATGCGCTCACCCATGCCCTTGCGTATGACGCGAATGCCCGGCTCTCGGCGAAGGAACACGACCGGCTCGTCGAATCTGCGGAGCAGATCCTCGGTGCGGGTGGGACGCCGGCGGAGGTACCCGTCCGGGCGGAACGCTACGGCCGGAAGTACCCATCGATTGCGGTGACGCACGGTGGCCTCGCGGGGCATTGGGGAGAGCTCGCAGTCGATCCCCCGCCACGGGCGCCGCCACACGGAAGCGTCCCGCCCGTGACGTTCGCGCAGCAGCGGCAACGAAACAACGATGCGGCAATGGCTGAGTTGGATGCCATCGTCCTTGGGAGGCAGGGTGAGAGTGGATTACCAGCGGACATTCCGGCCACAGATGCTCCGGCTCGCAAGCGTCTATCGGATTGACGTGCCAGCGCCGACGATGGCGGCGTACTGGACGCTCTTCGGTCAGGGCGACGACGCGCGCTTCGCGGCGGCATGCGAGCGTGCGTTGCTGACGGAGCGATCCTTTCCGACGCCGGCGGCGCTGACGGACATCCTCAACGGTTCGGTGGAGGTACGGCGGCGGACCGCAGGGTCTGACGGGTCGAGCGGACCGCCACGGCGCTGGACGGCCGCGGACTTCGACGTCGCGTTTGTTGCGAAGCCAACGCCCTGGCGGCCCGGCTCGCGTGCGCACGAGCGATGGCTGCACGCATCGGCGCGACTGACGACGCTGCTTGAGCGTCGCCTGACTGAGCGCCTGGAGGAACTGGATCGCCATCCGGGCGACGCTGATCTTGAGCGGCGTGTTCAGGTGCTGGTGCGCACGCTCGGGGAGCGCAGCCAGTGGCACGCGCAGTTCGAGCAGACGGGGGAGTCCCTGGTTCCAAGCGGTTGAGGGGAGGAGACCTTGAGCACGCGTAAACCGGGCCGAATGACGATGACGAAGCAGCACGCCCTGACGCTGCGTGGTGTGCTCCTCTGGCTGGAACAGCAGCCCGAACCCGATCCGCTCGAACTGGACGTGCTCACCGCGATCGTCGAACGGGTGGAGCGGTTCGCGCATGCTGGCGCGCTGGTCAGGATCCGCGTGAAAAACCTGGGCACGCCGCCAAGCGAGAAGCAGCGGGCCATCCTCGGCCGGGCCCGTGCGAAAAAGTTCGGCTACGCGGCGCCCGAGTGGACGCCGGAGACGGATGCCCGCCTCCGCTATCTCTGGGCAGAGACAGACATCCCGTCGCTCGCGGTCGCCGAGGAACTGGGCCGGACGCCCAAAGCGATACAGCAGCGCGCCGGTCTCCTCGGCGTCCGCCGCAACGCGCTCGTCGAGCCGCGCGTGCACCCACGCATCACGCCGCTCGGTCGGGCGCGCCTGGTCATTGCGCGGCGGCGGGCGGCTGACGCGCTCCAAGCGCGAGAGGCGGAGTTCGATGACTAAGACGCCTACCGCTACGACACGCACCACCGCCGCCGATGCACGCCAGATGCTCGATGCCGCGGTGAATGAGGCTGATTTCATGTGGCAGATCATTCAGCTGGCGAGAATATGTCACTGGATGTGTTATCACCCGTTCGACAGTCGGCGCTCTGCCATTGGCTATCCGGACCTGACGCTTATTCATGCCGAGCGGCGCCTCATTCTCTGGGTGGAAGTGAAGCGGCACGATGGCATCGTCACGGCCGCGCAGGAGGGGTGGCGGGATGCCATCCGTGCCGCTGGCGGTGATCATCGCGTATGGCGGCCACAGGTCTGGGAGAGTGAGATCGTCCCGACACTAAAAGGGGTGGCATGATGCAGGAGCCGATCGTCGTCACCGCGAGCGCGTTTCAACGTCGGGTCGGCGAAATGTTCCGGCAGGTGGCGATCAGCGGCGCGCCCGCCATGATCATCACCAGCCAGGAGCGGCCGGTGCTGGCGATCATCCCGATCGCGATCTACGAGGCGTTTCGCCGCGCTGAGCGCGAACGCTACACGGATACCGCGCGCTTGTGGGAGGTGACGCTGTGAATGACGCCGTGAGTGCGCCCGTAGACCTCGCAGCAGCCCGTGACGCGCGCAAAGGCGTCATTCGTCGTTCTGCCCGCTGGCGCGTCCTGTGGGGGCTCTCAGCCGCTTTGCTGTATCTCCTGTGCATCGTCGGCGCAAACTGGCTGCTCGCCACGTTCGGCGTCGTCACACTCTTCGGACTCGCGATGCCCGCGGGCGTGTTCGCCGCCGGCGTCAGTTTCAGCGCGCGTGATTGGCTTCAGGAAACGGCGGGGCGGCCGGCGGTGATCATCGCCATCGCCGTCGGGGCGATCCTCTCGACGGCGGTCTCACCCCTGCGCTTCGCGTTCGCTAGCGGTCTGGCGTTCCTGTTCAGCGAGACGGCCGATTTCCTGGTTTATAGCCCACTCCGTGTGAATCATCGGGCGTGGGCGCTGACCTGCAGCAATACCGTGGGGGCAATCATCGATTCCGGCCTCTTCTTGTGGCTGGCCGGCTTCTCGCTCACGCTGATGCCGGGGCAGGTGCTTGGCAAGGAACTCATGATCGTGCCGGCGCTTGTTGCGCTGTGGCTCGTGCGCCGGCGTCGGTCTGTAGCGCCTGCTACCGTGGCGGTGGTTTCATGACCCGCTGCCACCCCTCACCCAATCCGGTGTACGTGGACCCGACGACCGGAGCCCGCATGAAGCACTGCCCGACTTGCGGCGAGGAGCGCAACATTGACCAGGGCGAGTTCTCCCGCCGCGACGGTGTGTATGGCGCTCCCGGCCAGTACCGCTTCGAGTGCAAAGCGTGCCACGCGGCCCGGGGCAGGGAGTATCGGGCGCGGCTCGGTGATGAATATCTGGAGCGCGAGCGCTGCCGCCGGCGGCGAGGAAGGCGATGGTGGTGATGACTGATGAGATTCACCGGGCGATCCCGCTCTTCCCCTGGGGCGCGTTGCGGTTCGTCCTCACCTCCGGCGGCGAGTATTCATCCGACCGGACGCTGATGCCCGTCACGATGAGCGCCCACCGCAGTTCCGATGGCATCCGCGGTGCGGCGCTCGCACGCGCCAACTGGGGCCCCGTCACGACCGCGATTCAGCGCGCGTTCCATGAATCGCGTGCCCGGCACCACCTGCATGCTTCACATTGGAAGGTGCTGATCGCCTGCGAAGTTGGGATGGTCCAGCGTGCGGATAGTCGCGGCCGGCTCCAATGGTGCGTCTACTCCGCCGAGCATCCGAACGCCGTCGTGCCTGATGACGAGGCGGCGCGGCTCTTCGGGATCGCGGTGGCGTCGGTGCGCACCTACCACTCCCAGGTGCGCACGGCTATCGAGGACGAGTGGGAAAGCCTGCATGCGGGTTGGGAACTTGACGGGACTTGACACGGGTTTATATCATTGACAGGAACACTCGTACTGTCCCCGGCGCACGGCCGGGCTTTCTTTTGCCCACCGGCACGGTTAGACCGGGCTTAGACCACATGAGCGCAAACAAACTCTCCGCACATCAACGCGACGCGATTCGCGGCCGCATCGCCGCCGGCGATCATTATGCGGATATTGCCGCCGCCTTCGGCTGCACGATCGCGAATGTGAAGTACTACGCAGGCAAGATGCAGCCGGTGATCGCCGCCGCCAAGGCCGAACGCCAAACAGCAGCGATTGATCGTGGTTTGTCAGAGGTTGATGCCCGCGTCGCACAACTCGAATGGCTGAATCGCATGCTCGAAGCCGATTTGCGCACCGGCTTCTATGGCGCGGACATCAAGCTGAGCGCGAACGGGAGGGCCGTCGAGGTACCGGCGTTCAAGTCGCAGCAGGTCGCCCAGCTCCGCGGCACGCTGGACGACATCGCGAAGGAACGTGGCGGGCGCAAGGCGATCGCGGAAGTGACGGGCAAGGATGGCGGTCCGATCTCCTTCACGCTCTCCTTCGATCGCATCACCATCGACGCCGACGCCGGCGACGCGGACGATCAACTATGAGCGGCCCTGGCTGTACCCGAAACAGCTCGCCGCAATCTTCTGTACCGAACGCTACGGACTGACGGAAAGTAGTACCAAAGCCGGTAAGACAGTTGGCTGTATCGCCTGGCTCTACGAACAGGCGTGGCTCAGCAAGCCGGGCAGGAACTTCTGGTGGGTCGCGCCGATCTACCCGCAGGCGAAGATCGCCTTTCGGAGACTGAAGCGCACCCTGCCTGCGCACCTGCACCACTACAACGCCAGCGAACTGACGATCACCCTGCCGAACGGCGCGGTGATCTGGTTCAAGGGCGCCGATCATCCTGATTCGTTATTCGGAGAAGACGTCTACGCTGCGGTTGGCGATGAAGCGAGTCGCTGGAAGGAAGACGCCTGGTACGCACTGCGATCTACCCTCACCCAGACGCGCGGCCCCGTCCGGCTCATCGGCAACGTCAAGGGGCGAAAGAACTTCTTCTATCGCCTCTGTCGCCGTGCGGAGTCGGGTGAGCCCGATATGCACTACGCCAAGATCACCGCCTACGATGCCGTCGCCGCGGGCGTCCTGGATGCGGCGGAGATCGAAGACGCGAAGCGTACTTTGCCCGATGCCGTGTTCCGTGAACTCTATCTCGCGGAGCCATCCGACGATGGTGGCAACCCGTTCGGTCTCGCCGCCATTGCCGACCGGGTAGCACCGCTATCTGGGGCATCGACCTCGCGAAGTCGGTGGACTGGACCGTCTGTATCGCCCTCGACGCCGGCGGCGCGGTCTGCCGCTTCGAGCGTTGGCAGGGGCCGTGGCAGGCGACCATTCCGCGCATCGTCGGTCTCGTCGGTCAGACGCCCGCGCTCGTCGATTCGACCGGCGTGGGCGATCCGGTCCTTGAGGAGTTGCAGACGGCCGGCCGGATCAACTACCGCGGCTACAAGTTCTCCGCGCCGTCGAAGCAGCAGCTAATGGAAGGGCTCGCCGTCGCGATTCAGCGACGGGAGATCCGCTACCCGGATGGCGCGATCGTCAGTGAGCTGGAAGCGTTCGAGTATGCCTACACGCGCACTGGCGTTCGCTACTCGGCACCTGAGGGCATGCACGACGATTGCGTGACGGCGCTGGCGCTCGCAGTGGCAGGGCGCGGGCTGACTGCCGCGGTCACGTACGCGCCGTCGCTCTACGCGTGAGAGGTAACCGATGAGCCTGAGTTACCTCTTCAACGGCCAGAACATCCTGACCGAGGCCAACACCGACGACATCGCGCGCGCACGCAGGATTCGCAACGCCTGGCTCGCCTATCAGGGTGACACGAAGAAGCCGCTCGTCGTCGCACCGGGACAGGCGGATGACAATGTCTGCGTCAACCTCGCGCGCCTCGCGGTCGACACGAGCGCGTTTTACCTGTTCGGGCGCGATCTCGCGTTCGAGATTGCCGACACCGCGGAGGACACCACCGGCGTCGATGATACCGGTGAGAGCGAACCCACGGCCGATGTGGAAACGCCCGCAGATGTCTATCTCGAGAACGTCTGGGCGGACAACAAGCAACAGACGTTCCTGCTCAAGGTCGGGCTCAACGGCGCGGTCTGTGGGCATGCGTTCATCAAGATCGTGGAGCCGCGCAACGGGCAGCAGTACCCCCGCCTCGTCAACCTCGATCCGGCCTGCATGCGCGTTGAGTGGATGCCGGACGACATCGATTGTGTCTGCCGCTACGTCTACACGTATAACGCCATCGATCCGCGCAGTCGCCGGCCAATGAACTACCGCCAGACCACCGCGTCTGATCCATCCGGCACGCGCTGGACGATCACCGATGAGGAGTCGCGGCCCGACAGCAACCAGTGGCGGATCGTCGCCGAAAGCGTCTGGCCCTATCCGTGGCCGCCGATCGTTGACTGCCAGAATCTGCCCGCGCCCAATGAGTATTGGGGGATCTCCGACCTCGAGGACGATGTGCAGGAGCTCGGCAACGCGGTCAACTTCGTCCTCTCGAACACGAACCGCATCATCCGCTTCCACGCGCACCCGAAGACATGGGGCAAGGGCTTCCAGGCGACGGATCTGAAGACCGGCCCCGATCAGGTCACGATCCTGCCGAACAAGGACGCCGAACTGGCGAACCTCGAGATGCAGAGTGACCTCGCCTCCTCCATCGCCTATTACGAGCGCATCAAGGCCGCGTTTCACGAGACGACGCAGGTGCCGGAAGTGACGACGGGGAAGTTCGATAACATCGGTCAACTCTCCGGGCTCGCGTTACAGATTCTCTACGGCCCGCTCTTGCAGCGCACGCAGGTCAAGCGGCGCCTCTATGGCGACTTGCTCGAAGAACTGAACCGGCGCCTGCTGGAGTTCGGCGGTTTCGGCGCCAGTAACCAGGTCGAAACCCACTGGCCGGAGATCGTACCGTCCGATCCGAAAGCCGAAGCGGAGACGCTGACGGCGCAGATGGCGATGGGAATCCTCTCGAAAACGACCGCGGCCCAGAAGGTCGGCCTGAATCCACTGCTCGAAGCACAAAACATGGCGACGGAGGAAGCTCAGGCCGCGGCGAGCGCGCAGGCAGCGCCAACGCCGGCGCCAGGTTCGGCGGGGACGCCATGACGAACGGGATGCAGGCTGTGACGCGGCAGGACGAGCCGCCCGGTTTGTAGGAGGTGACACGATGACCCTGACGCTCATTCTGGTGTTGTTTTTGATTACCGCCATCGTCTTCGGATTGGATGCGATCCTGGGCTACTTCGCGGGAGAGACCTACGGCACGCGCTATCACCCGCGCGTCTGGTCAGCGTGCTTCTGCCTTTGGGCAATCTGTTTCCTTCTCTGGCACGCCGGCAAATAGCGAGCGAGGGTGCGAGATGGCGAACTGGACGATGGCGGCGCGGCTCCAATACAAAAAAGAGCATCCTGACCGATTTGCCGGGCCGGGCCTGTCATACCCGATCAAGGACGCGTCGGACGTGCGGGCCGCCTGGAACCTGTCCGGTCATGCGAGCAATCCTGCCGCGGTGCGTCGGAAGATCAAAGCGATCGCGGCCCGTCTCGGTCTGACGAGCGCGCTGCCGGCGACTGCGAAGGAGTCAGCCGCAATACGCACAGGCGGGAAGTAGCGCATGCATCTTCCTCCGGCGATTGTCATTGGTCCCTACACGTATCCCATCGTCTCGGATGATGGTGAACTCATCCGTTATGAGCACAAGGCCAAGACGCTGGTATGGGGCGCGATGCAATACATCGAGCATCGCATCCTCATCGACCCGAACATGTGCGCGGAGAAGACCGCAGTGACCCTGCTGCACGAAGTGATGCACGGTTGCAACGACCTCGCGGGGAATGCCGATCTTGACAATGAGGAGCGCATCGTGCGTGCGCTCGCACCCATCCTGCTCGATACGCTCAGGCGCAACCCGGAGTTGATTCGCGTACTGATCGGCGACGCAAAGGAGTAGCACGCATCATGGACGAGAGCACGACGACCACGGATGCCCAGGCGGCAGCTGATGGTCAGGCCACGACGGCCACCCCAGAGACGACGGAGACGACCGGCCAGGAGCCGAAGACGTTTGACGCCGCCTATGTCCAGCAACTCCGCAACGAGGCCGCCAAGCATCGGCGTGAGGCCGTGCAAGTGACCGCGAAGCTGAAGGAACTGGAAGACGCCTCGCTGAGCGAAGCGGACCGCACGAAGCGCGAGCGCGACGAGGCCGTCAATGAGCGCGAGGAACTGCGCCTCGAGCTGATGCGCCTGCGGATCGCCACGAAGCACAACTTGCCTGAAGTACTGGCAAGTCGCTTACAGGGCGAGGATGAGACCGCGATGGAAGCCGACGCAAAGGTGCTCGCCAAGCTGATGGTGCCGCCGGCGTCAAGCGGCGCGGCGACCAATGGCGCGAGCGGGCGCGGCGAACGACAACTGAGCAAAGAACAACTGCGCGGCATGACTGCCAGCCAGATTGCCGCGCTCGACCCGGCGGTGGTTCGGGCGGCACTGAGCTCCTAATGGCCGCGGGAAAAGGACAGCACCATGCCACTTGAGAATTTTATCCCGAGCGTCTGGGCGGGAAGCCTCCTGCGTGCCCTCGACACCGCCCTCGTCTATCGCAGTGTGATGAACACGGACTACGAGGGCGACATTCAGGGCTTCGGCTCGTCCGTGCGGATCAACCAGATCGGCGATGTCACGGTCAGTAATTACACTAAGAATGCCGACATCAACAGTCCGGAAGCCCTGACCGACGCGCAGTTGATTCTCGTCATCGACCAGGCGAAATACTTTAACTTCCAGGTCGATGACGTGGACAAGGCGCAACAGCAGCCGAAGGTGATGGAGGAAGCAATGCGGCGCGCCGGCTACGGTTTGCGCAAAGCAGCGGACAGCTACGCCGCGGGCCTCTACACCGACATCTCCGCGACGAATAGCGTCGGCTCGGATGCTTCCCCGATCACCGGTACGTGGGCCGCCGCCGGCACGATGGCGTATGACCGCCTCGTGGACCTCGGCGTCCTGCTCGACAATCAGGATGTTCCCGATGACGGCCGCTTCGTGATCGTTCCGCCCTGGTTTGAGGCGTACCTGCTGAAGGATGCCCGGTTCGTCGGCTACGGCACGCCCGGGCAGCTCGAGATGCTGCTGAATGGGTTCCGGGGCGAGAACATTACCCAGCCCAACGGGGGCGGCGGTCCCGGAGCACAACCGATTGGTCGCGCGGCGGGCTTCGACATTTATAAGTCGAATCAGGTGCCGAACACGACGGCGACGAAATACAAGATTATCGCCGGGCATCCAATGGCATGGTCGTTCGCGTCGCAGATCGTCGAGGTCTCGGCCTTCCGCCCGGAACGCCGGTTCGCGGATGCCGTCAAGGGGCTGTTTGTTTATGGCGCCAAGATCGTGCGGCCGAACGCCCTTGCCCTGCTGACCGCCAACGCGACCTAGAACGAAGGAGGAACGCCAGATGGCGCGGACGCAAATCCCACTCACGAATCTGCTCGCGACGAACGGTATCGCCGCTCCTGCAGGGACGGCGGTTGACCCGACCAATGGCCATTACGTTGATGTGACGGGACTGACGGGCCGAATCGTGATCTATGTCAACAATACCGTGGCGGCGACGAAGGTGGCCACCGTCAAGGCGGGGACGGCACCACCCGCCTTCCGCAAGGACCTCGGCGACCTCGCCTATACGGTCGGGGCCTCCAGCGCCGCGTATATCGGTCCGCTGGAGTCCGCGCGCTTCGTCCAGTCACCGGGCGGTACGGACGGCGGCACGGGCGGACGGATCTGGATCGACCTGGCCGCCGCGATCACCGGCACGATAGCGGCCCTATACATCCCTGCCGGCGTCTAGAAACGGTCATCATTCACCGATAGGAGAAATCAGCAATGGGTAAGAACGCGAAGCCCAATCCAGCCGATGCGGAGCGCAGCGCCGCCGATGCGGAGACCTCCGCCCGCGCCACCGCAGGCGATGCGGAGCCAACCGAACGCGCCGCTGCGGACGAACAGCCCGCCAGCCCGGATGCGGGGGATGGCACGGTCTGGTTGCAGACGGGTACCGGCACCTTTCACGTCGAGGTCGGCTCTGAAACGTATAACCGGCTCATGGCGGAGGGCGCGACCGAAGTCCCACCGCCCGCTGAGTTGTCGGAAGGGGGGGCGCATGTGACCGCTGAAACGGTACACGGCAAACCCCCTTCCGAGTAGGCGCGGACGATGGCACGCGCGACTATGGCGGACATCATCGCGAGGCTGCGTCTCTTGATCAGTGATCGCGGCGGAACACCGGTATTTACTGATCAGGAGTTGCAGGACACGCTCGACCAGCACCGCACGGACATCCGCTATCTGGAACTGACGCCGGCGCAGACGTTCGCTCCCGGCGGTCCGGTGACCTGGCACGATTACTACGCACCGTACGACAGCCAGTGGTGGGAGAGCGATGCGCAGCTTGTCTCGAGCACCTTCGCGGTGCTCACGCCCACGACGAGCGATCTGAGCGGCGGCCACTGGACCTTCGCGGCGAATCAGCTCCCGCCCGTCTACATTGTCGGCAAACTCTTCGACCTCTACGCCGCCGCAGCGGACGTGCTCGAGCAGTGGATCGCCCTGATCAAGCTCGAATATGGCACGACGCAGGAGACGAATGTCTATAACCGCCGCGAGCGCGTCACGACGCTGACCGACCTCGCCGCGACCTACCGGGCCAAGCAAGCCGTGCAACAGGTGACGATGACGCGGCCTGACGTGACCGCCGCGACGAGGTGAGTGATGTCATTCGTCCCGCCGATCGCCGATCTCGACTGGATGGTGCGTGACGCCACGGCCGCCATGATCGAGGCGTGCAACATCCAGGCGCCGACGCTGGTCGATGATGGCGGCGGCGGCGGCACGATGACGTGGTCGACGGTCGCCACCGTGCCATGCAGCATCATGCCGTTCCGCCAGCGCGATGCCGAGGTGGTCGTCGGCGATGTCCAGCAGACGAGCATCCTCTGGATGGCGACGCTGCCCCTCGGCACGACGATCGCCCTTGATCAGCGACTCGTCATCGGCGCCCATACGCTGGCCATCCTGACCCCGATCACTGCGTCGTACGCGACGAGCCTCCGTCTCGTCTGCAAGGAGGTCATCTAAGTGGAGCAGCCGGAGCAGCGGTACATCATCGAAAACGACGAGACCCACGAGCAGTACGCCGTCCTACCCGCGGACTACGAGCGTGAGAAAGACGGAGCGTACGCGGGCTATACCATCGTCTCCAACGAGGACGGAACGCCGGTTGAGGCGCCCGACCAGGCGCCCCCAAGCACGGAGGCCTAGCCATGCCGACCGGCGTGCGCATCGAGGTCATCCGCAATGACTTCGCCAAGATCGCGGCGCGCCTTCCCGCGGCCGTTGACCCGATCGTCGCGGAGTCCGCCGCTGCCATCGAGAACGCCTGGAAGGCGGGCGTCCATGTCCGCACCGGCCGCTACCGCGACAGCATCCACACGACGCGCACGGGCGCCGGCGCCTACACCGTGACGACGGATGTGCCGTATGCGGTCTATCAGGAGTTCGGCACCCGGCACATGGCGGCGCATCCGGCGATGGTGCCTGCGGTCGAGCGGCAGCAGCAGACCTTCATCAGCCGCCTATCGCACCTGGAGAGCGAGCTCGCCTGATGGCTACCATTGTCACCGCCGAGAAGTGGATCGCCACGACGCTCAAGGGCGATTCCGTCTACATGGGCGCCAGTCCGGGCGGTGTCTACCGGCGGCAGGCGCCGCAGAATGCCGTCATGCCCGCAACCGTCTTCCAGAATCAGGGCGGTGGGTCCGTCAGCGTCTCCGAGGTCGCTGGCGTGCGCATCATGGCGAACGCGCTCTACCTCATCCGGCTGATCCGATCGGGCAACTCCATTGTGGCGCTCGAGGCGGGCGTGGACCGGATGTACACGCTCCTGCACCGGAAGAGCGCCACACTCACCGGTGGACTTGTCCTCTCGTCCATCCAGGAGGATGAGTACGAATCCTTCTATGAGGATGGCGACGAGGACTTCGTAGAGCTCGGACATCTGTTCCGGCTCCTTCTCCAGTAGTCACAGGAGTACGCAGATGCCTGAGCGCACGATGGTCACCGAGCTCGTCCAGTGTGGAGTTGAGTCGGTCATTGGCAGTCTGGTACCAGCGACGAAGCGCCTCAGCTCGCTCTCGATCGCGCCCGATATCCAGGGCACCGTCACGAAGTTCGCGCCGATGGGCAACAAGTTCGACACGCTCAACGTGCTCGGCAAGGAGTGGACGGAGTCCGCCATTGACGGCCCGCTGACGTACGACGAGAGCATCTATGTCCTCTCGACGTTCTTCGCGATGACCCCCGGCGTCCAGATCGGCACGACGGGCGCCTACACGTGGGGCTTCGACATCGCTTCCTCGGCGCCGGACACGGTCAAGTCGCTCTCGATCGAGCGCGGCTCATCGGTCGGCGCCGAGACCGTCGCGGGGAATGTGGCGCGGGCGCTGAACATCCTCGTCACGCGCGATGAGGCGACCTTCAAGGGGACGCTGATGGGCAAGCTGACGACGACGGGGGCGACGCTGACGCCGTCCGTGAACGACGCCAAGAGCCTGCACGCGGTGGCCGCGGTCACGGGCGGCACCTTCACCATCGCGGCAGGCGGGAACACGACGTCGGCGATCACGGGCGCGACGGCGACGGCAACCACCGTGCAGACGGCGCTCAACACCGCGACACCAAACGCAATCCCCTATACCGCCGTCGGTGGCAACCTCGCGACGCCGACCGATATTGTCTGCACCGCCTTCGGCACCGGCGTACAACCCGCCTGGACGATCACGCCGACCGCCATCACCGGCGGCCCCGTCAGCGTCGTCCAGGGCGCCGCCGGCGCCGGCCCGAATCCGCTGCCCCTGATCCCGGTCCTGCCGCAGCAGTTCGATGTCTATCTCGACAATAGTGCGGCGGCGCTCGGGACCACGAAGCTCTTGCGTGTCCTCTCGGTGGAAACGGACATGGCCGATCGGTTCAATCCCCTCTGGGCGATCAACAGCGCCAACACGTCGTATGCCACCACCTATGAGACGAAACTCAAGCCGCAGGTGAAGATGCAGATGGAGCGCGACGCGGCGGGGATGGCGCTCGTCGCGGCGATGCGCTCGGGCGCGACGCGGTACATGCGCCTGAAGGCAACGGGCAACCCCATCGGCACGGCCGCATACGGCTTCTCGCTCGACATGGCGCTCCAGGTCTCCGATGCGCCGGCATTCGATGACAAAGACGGACTGTCCACGCTCTCGTGGACCCTCGATCTCGTCCACGATCCGACCTGGGCGAAGGCGATTCATCTGGACATCGTGAACACCCAGGCAGCATTGGGGTAGCCGATGAAACTCTCTCAGTTAGTGGAGGACCGGCGCACCGTGACGATCCCCATCGGATCGGGCGAGATCACGCTCGCCTACACGCCGGCGGGCGTGACGCCGCGGATGTTCGCGATGGCAGAGGAGGCGCAGAACGGCACGGTCAACATCGGCGCCCTGTGCACCATGATGGCGCCAATGCTCATCGATTGGGACGTGACCGACGATGACGGCGGGCCGTTACCGCTCACCGCCGAGGGCTTGATGGATGTGCCGATCCCGGTACTCGTCAAGCTGATGGAAGCAATCGCGGCGGACATTGCCGTCCCAAACTCACCCAGCGCGCCCTCCGGGTCTGGCTCGTCACCGGCGGGCTCGCAGGGCGCGCTCCCCTCTGGTATCTCGTCATTCGCGCGGGTCGGTACTTAGGCGTCGATCCGCGCACCCTCGCGGATGAGTCGATGGTCTGGGTGCATCGCGCGCTCACTGCCGAATCGGTTGAAGCGCAGGCGCGCAACGAACTTGAACGGCGCGCCGATCGCTCCGGCCGCTTTCGGAGCTAAGAGGTCACTGTGCCGATCCAGGCCGCCGAACTCAAGGCAATTATCACGGCTGATTCGTCGCAGGCGGAAAGCAGCATCTCCGGCTTCGGCAGCAAGCTCGCGGGCCTCGGCACTGCCATCTCGGGCGGCACCGCGTTGATCGGCACGGCGCTCGCGGGCGTCGGCATCGCCGGCGTCAAGATGGCGGCTGATCTGCAGCAGAGCGTCGCCAATATCAGCACGATCAAGCCGGACATCGATACGAGCGCCGTGTTCAACTCGCTCTCGGAGATCTCGACGCGCGTGCCGCAATCGGCGCAGTCGCTGGCAGACGGCCTCTACAACATCTTCTCGTCGATCAATGTCTCGCAGGACCAGGCGCTGCAACTCGTCGAGCAGTTCGCGAAGGGTGCGGTGGGCGCGCAGACGGACGCCCAGACGTTCGGCACCGCAGTCATCGGCGTGATGAACGCCTACGGCTCGTCCGTCGATGACGCATCGCATATCAGCGATGTGTTTTTCAATACCGTGAACTCCGGTGTCGTGAACGGCCAGGAACTGGCGGCAAATCTTGGCCTGGTGACGCAGTCCGCGAAGGGCGCAGGCGTCGGCTTCGACGAACTCGGCGCCTTGATCGTCGGGGTGACGAAAGAGGGCGGGCCCGCCGCACAGAACATCAACAACCTTTCCAACCTGCTGCTGAAGATTCACACGCCCGCCGCGACGAAGGGCTTCAAGGACCTCGGCATCGCCACCACGGACGCGAGCGGGAACTTCCGCTCGACGATCGATGTGATGGGCGATCTGCAAACGCACCTGGCCACGATGACGGAGGCGCAGCGGAACGCCTACATCCAGAAGATTTTCCCGGACATCCAGGCACAGACGGGCGCACGCGTCATCATGGGCGAACTGGACAACGTCCGCGCCGCCCTCGCGCAGAACACGTCGGCGGCGGGGAGCGCGGAGGCCGCCTACCAGAAGATGAGCCAGACCGCGTCGGCGCAGTTCCAGCTGCTGAAGAACACCGGCGTGCGCGTCCTGACGCAGTTGGGCGCGGCGATCCTGCCGGTGATCACGCCGCTCCTCGTCGCCTTCAACCAGCAGTTGCCCGGCGCGATCAAGGCATTCCAGGCCGCGACGGAGGGCGCGGGTGGTGGCGCCGGCCTGACCAAACTGCAGACCATTGCCTTTGCGCTCGGCAAGGCATTCCAGTTTGTCCGTGACAGCGTGCTGACCTTCGCGCAGGCGCTGCAAGGCAACTGGACGGACGCGCCGGGGATCGTCGGCTTCCAGGCCGCGCTCGGCAACCTCGGACTCTTTATCCGCAATGTTGTCGTTCCGGCGATCCAGCAGTTCGCCGCCTGGGTGACGGGCACGCTCATTCCCGCGCTCCAGCAGGCGGCGGCCTGGATCGGGACGAATGTGATCCCGGTTTTACAGCAGTTTGCCGCCTGGTTCGTGAACGTCGGGCTGCCAGCGATCCAGCAGTTCGCGGCGCAGGTGCAGACCTTCTTCCGCGATCAGATCGCGCCGGCGATCCAGTTCGTCGCTGAGACGATCCTGCCAATGCTGATCCAGGCGTGGCAGACCATCTCGAGCGAGGTCATCCCGACCGTCATCGCGCTCGCGACACAGATTCAGACCAACTTCGAGAATATCGCGAACTTCATCACGGCGCACGGTGAGGCGATCAAGAACATCATCTCCGGCGTCTGGACCGTGATCAGCGCGACGATCGGCAACGAGCTCAATATCATCTCGAATGCGATCGCCCTGGTCATGAACCTGATTCAGGGCGATTGGTCCGGCGCCTGGCAGAACGTCCAGAACATCGTCACCGGCATCTGGAACACGATGCAGACGCTCGCTGGCGTCTGGATGGACGCGCTGCACGCGATCGTTGATACCGGGATGACGGCGCTGCAATCCCTGGCCCAATCGGCGTGGGATGGCATCAAAGCAGCGGCACAATCCGCGTGGGACGGCATCCAATCGCTGATCGAGACGGCACTGAACGCGATCCAGAGCACCGCACAATCGGTCTGGGACGGCATCAAATCGGCGGCACAAAGCGCGTGGGACGGTATCAAATCGGCAGCGAACGAGGGGCTCGAGGGCATCCGCGGCGCGCTCTCGGACGCGATTGGTTGGGCCGGCGGGCTCGCCACCAGCATCGGCACTGCCATCGTCAGCGGCATGGTCTCCGGCGTGCGCGGCGCGGCCGGTCAGTTGGCGGGGGCGGCACGCGATGCCGTCAGCGGCGCCGTCGACGCGGCGAAGAGCGCCCTCCACATCGGCTCACCGTCGAAGGTGTTCGCGGACGAGGTCGGCACACCCATCGTGCAGGGCATCATCTCCGGCATCCTCGCCGCACACCCCGAACTGATGACGACGATGGACAGGGTGACGGCGCAGGCGCTGGAAAAGGCGCGGCAGCTTGCGACGGCGGCGGGGAAGGATCTGCGCACGTACCTCGGCGTCGGAATCGAGCAGGCAGGCGCGGCTGCGGACCAGAATGCCGTGAATGGGATGATGGGCGTCTTCAACTCGATGTTCAACGCGCCGGTCAAGGTCGCCGACCAGAAGGCCGTGGACGGCATGATGGGCGTCTTCAACGACATGTTCAACAAGCCGGTCGTTGCCGCGGACCAGAAGGCCGTGGACGGCATGATGGGTGTGTTCAATAACATGTTCAACGCGCCGGTCAAGGCTGCCGATCAAAAGGCGGTCGATGGCATGATGGGTGTCTTCAACTCGATGTTCAATAAACCCGTCGTCGCTGCCGATCAGAAGGCGGTCGATGGCATGATGGGTGTGTTCAACAACATGTTCAACGCGCCCGTGAAGGCCGCCGACCAGAAGGCCGTGGACGGCATGATGGGTGTCTTCAACTCGATGTTCAATAAACCCGCGGCCACGGTCGCATCCTCCGCGAAGGCGCTGGGTGCGCAAGCGACAACACCCGTCAAGACCGCCCTCGGTGATCTTCCCGGCGCAGTCAAGACCGCCCTGACCGGAATGGCGACGACCATGAACGCCTCATCGAGCGAGACGACGAAGGCGGCCATGAACATCGGAGATGGCATCATGGCGGGAATCGCGCTGGGCATCAGCCAGAATGTGCATCGCGTGATCGAAGCGCTGAAGGGTGGCGTCGGGATCGCGCTGCAGCAGACGAAGAGCGCGCTCGGGATCTCGTCACCCTCCACCGTCTTTGCAAACGAGGTCGGCCGCTGGATTCCTGCCGGGATTGCCGCGGGCATCCTCGGCGGGGTGGGCCAGATCAGCGCCGCACTTGGGGCGTCATCGTACGCAACGATGACGCCGGCGGGGGTGGGTTCGTCTGCTCGCGGCGCCGGGGCGAGTCCGGTCACGGTGACACTCCAACCGGGAGCCGTCCAGGTCTATGGCGCCGCGGGCCAGAGCGAGGAAGCGATCGCGAACCGCGTGATCGACAAGCTCAGCAACGTCTTCACCGTCACCGGCCGCCAATACGGGCTGTCCATGTAGTTGGAAAGGGTTTGCCGTGTACCGCAATAACGGTCACATGCAACCCCTTTCCAAGGGGGCAGCATGAGCAATATCCGCACCCTGACGACGATCACGGACCTCGTGACCGGCGTTGCCTATGCCGCCTCACCGCTTGAGCAGCACCTGAAGATGCCGTGGAGTCGTCGCCAAGGGTCGGTGACCTACCTCGATTCGCCGGGTGCGTGGGACCCGCGTCACCATGCACCGGCGCCGCTGGACCCGCGCACGATCGACGTCGAGTTGACCGTCAAATACGATGCCACCACCACCGACTTCACCGCGGCCTGGCGCGCCTTTCTCCTCGGGCCCGGCAGCGGCGCCCGCGTCCAGATGACCTTCGTGGAACCGAGCGGCCTATCCTGGTACGCGGACGCGAAATGTGTCAGTGCCGACATGGAGGCAACGACCGACTATTTCTCGTACTGCGTCATCCCGGCGAGTTTCTTCCTCGCCAGTCCCTATCTCTATCTGCCGGATGCCAACAACCGCGCCGATTCCGGTCTCAGCGCCGACGCCGGTCTGAACGCGGATAGCGCCAACCCGACGACGACGATCACCAGCAACACGGCCACGCTCAGCTTCACCAATCCCGGTGCGCTGCCCGATGAGGGTGCGCGACTCGTCCTCCAGGGTCCGCTGACCGGTCCGATCACGGTGACCAACAGCAACGCCGCGACGCTGAACCGTGAGACGGGCGCCGCGCGGACGTTCTCGTACACGCTGCAACTGCTCAATGGCGAGACGGTGACGATCGACAGCGCCACCGGCGATGTGGTCAGCAGCATCTATGGACCGCTCGCCTATCAGTCGTTCACATCCGACCATGCCACCGCGTCCATTCTGCCGGTCGGGCCGGGCAGCAACGCGATCAGCGTCCAGACGGGGAGCGCGGTCGGTCAAAACGGCCGGGTCACCGTGTTTTTCCGACCGCTGATGTTGTAAGGAGTCGCGCATGCCGCTGCCAACTATCACGCAGTTTCCGTTCGGCGGCGCGCTCACCGCCGCCAATCTCAACGCGCCCGTGAACGATCTCAAGGCGAAGGTCGACCCGTTCTACGATACCGCGGTAGTGAAGGACGCCAACGGCCTGGTCACGATCGTCTCTCCCGGCGCGGCCTATCAGGGCCTCGTCGTGCGCGGCGCGGCCGGCAATCCCGCGCAGACCATCTTCGCGGTCATGAACAACAACGGCAGCGTCAACAACTTTTTCGTCTTCTCGGATGGCAGCGGCACCTTTCGTGCCGGCGTCACGGCGCCGACCTACGCGGGCACCCTCCTGAATACTGACGCCCAGCAACGCATCCGGCAGACACCGGGCACGAAACTGTTCTATGTCGCGGGAGGCTCGGCGGCACAGTATGACGCGCAACTGGCCGAATGGGCGATCGGCACGAGCGGCGCACCGGCAACGTTGGGCGGCCCGCTCCTGAAGCTCTCGGTGACGCACAATCAGCCCGCCAACCTGTACGCGCCCTCAGCGAACGTGGCGATCACTGAGGCATCGGTCGCGCTCTCCCTCTATACGAACGCCCTCGCCACCCAGGCCGTCCAGAATGGCGGCCTCTACGTCCTCTCCCAGACCGCCTCGACGCAGCCCGGCGCGGACACCGTCGCACTGATGGGTGTCGGCGTCTCGCTTGCCGGCAGCACGCGCACCGGCTTCGGCGCCTACATTCAGGCGCAGCGCGCCAGCAGTGGCGGCTACGCGGTCGCGATGGAGGTTCGGGCCCAGAACGAGAGTGGCGTCGATTCCGGCTACACCACGCCGGCGTCATGGGGTGCGGCAGATACCTATGGCATCAACCTCGGATCGTCGGGGACGGGTGGCAAGCGCAGCGCCACGGGACTCTACATCTACAATGCCGGCTCACCGTTTACGGCGGGCGTGGTCTTTGCCGCGAACAGCGCATCGCTGGCAAGCATTGATGATGCGAGCAGCAGCACGTTCCACGGGCGCGTCACCGGCACGCACCTGTACGGCTACGATTTCAACGGCGGCACCTTCACCGGTGGCGTCATTCGCCTGCCGAGCGGTGGCGGCATCGTCGCGCGGAACAATGCCAATAGTACCGACCTGAATGTCATCGCCAAGAACACGTCCGATCAGGTCGTCCTCTACGGCACCGTCGCGATCGATTCCGCGGGCAACATCAACACGCCGGGCTCGCTGCGCACCGGCTCCGGGAGCGTCCTGATCACCAACACCGACGGTACCCTCGCGGCAACAGGGTTCCGGCCCGGTTCGATTCCGGGTGCGTCACTCGCCAATGGCGCGGTGGTCCCGAACAGTGCCATGACCGTCGCGATCGGCGCGCTGTCATTCCATAATGTCGCCACCGGCACGCTCACCACCTATGCGGGCAGCGCGAGCTACACGATCACGACGCCCGTCTCCGGGAACCTCTATCATCTCCTCTCGGTCACCGACGCGGGCGTGCTTTCGGACGTGACCGCGACCACAACGGCGGCCGCGCTCTTGCCGGTGAATAACCGCAAGCTCGCGCTGATCGGGCCGATCACGAACGCGACCACCGTGATCACGGCAGCGCGGATCGACACGACGCCCGATTTCCGCCCACCGCAGGCTCCCGGTGCCTCGGGGTTGGTCGTGGCGCCCGCGGGCGTGCAGACGAGCGCCACCGATGCGACGCTCGCGGACCTGCTGGCATCGCGGTTTGTGAGCCCCTATCTCCCCCTCTACCTCGGGTTCAGTGGGACGTCCGTCACACTGACCGCGACCGGCGGCGTGCAGCACGCGGTCTACGTCAACGCGAAGATGCGCACCATCACCAGCACGGTGACGCTCTCAATGGTTGGCCAGGCCGCCGGCGCCTACTTCCTTTTCGCGGATGTCAGCGACGCGGGAGTTGCGACCTTCAAGTTGGCGGTCTCGTCGACGAACAACCCGAACGCCAACCAGATGACGATCGGCACGTTCTACTGGAACGGCACGGCGTTCGTCAACGAGATGAATGTCAATACCAACTCGCGGGCGGTCATCGCGCAGGTCCAGCCGAAAATGGTGGTCTCGGGCGCGAGCGGCGGTCCGCAAGCAATCACGAACACCGGCGGGCTGGTACAGGTCAGCACGTCGTTCTTTCCGGGCTATAGTTATGCCACGTCGGCGTCGCAAACCTACTATTTCAACGGCATCCTGTTCGTGAACCTTCATGGTGGCTCGGCGGGATGCTCCGCGACGGTGCAGCCATTCCTCAACGGGACCGCGGCCGGTGTGACCTTCGGGTCGAAGACCTTGATTGCCGGCGCCACGAGCTACGATCAGATCGTCGTCGCGACGAACATTCCGCTCGCGGTGAACCAGATCAACACGCTCACGATCGGTGCGAATGCGGGCGCCGCGACGGGTTATTTCATCGACGCGGCATATTTCGTCGGCACGATCTCCGGTGGGGTCTAGCGCAGAAGGAGTGGGGATGGGAACGCCCGCCGAAACGGAACGCCAACTGACGGCGGCGGAATGTGAGTACGTCACCGCCGCAGGCGCGGAACGCGAGGAGGCGCGGAGCCAGTTCGAGGAGGCACGCGCTCGCTACGTGCATGCCGATGCCGCCCTGACCTCGTTCGTGCAGCACCTCTTTCGCAAATATGCGATCGATCCGCGCCGTGAAGGCTTCAATGCCGAGACGGGCCTGATCAGTCCGCTCGAAGACCTGGGAAGCGGTTTGCGTGATGGAGAACCGTTTGCTGTGAACCGCAATGAACGGTCTCAGGCAAACGGTTCTCCAACCGCTGGAACGGTTCTCGGCAAACCGCTTCCCAGCAGTGCGGTGGAGCAGGGCTAAATGCGTGTCTGGCTGGACCTCTTCGACAATCACGGTGCGATTCAGGCGACGCTCAACGGCGTGCCGATCGCCGGCCCGGTGCGCGGCATCCGCGACATCGCCTGGACACCGCGCGGCGCCCGGCTCAATGCGGCCGGTGAGTTGACGTTCTCCCTGGCGCTGGCGACGCGGCGGGCGACGGCGATCGACGAGGGCACGTTCATCCGCTTGTGGCAGGACGGACTCGACCAGGGACTGTTTATCGTCGGCGAGAACAGCGAGTCGGACGACGGCACGGTGGCAACCTTCCGCTGCTCCGACCTCCTGGAGGAGTTGCGGTGGTCGCTGCTGACCGGCTACGCCAACAATCCCGCCCTCCCCGTCAACGTGACGGCGGCAGACATCATCCACCTGGCGAGCGACTACTCGCGGCTGCCCTCAGCCACGTATTGGGACACGGTCGCGATTGCCGGTACGGCGGGCTTTTACCTTGGCACCAGCTACGTGGTGGAAACATCCTCGACGCTGGCGGCGCTGGTCGATCTGTGCCAGCAAACCGGGTACGGGTTTCGCCTCTCAGCGACTGCCGATCGGATCGTTGAGTTCGGCGATTTGCGGGGTGATAGTGGGCTGCGGCTCCAGCGTGCCGGCGGCGATGCATCGCGTGTCCCGCCGGCGTATCTGCGCCCGATCACCGCGCTGGCGCCGCAGCGCGATCCGCAGAGCATCACGACGCTCGTTGTCCCGGAGACGCAGGGTGTGGACGGCGCCAGCTTGCGGGACATCTGGAATGAGACGGGGAACGCGATCGTCGCGGGCACGGATGGCAACTGGCATCTGACCGGCCCGATCACCGATAGCTGGTACGATCCGACCTTCCCGTTGATACGCCGTCCCCGGCCCGACCTGAAGACCGGCGACGGCCAGGATGGCTGGACGTATTTCGTCGCGAACAGTGGCGTCCTCGCCGCGCTGCGCAATCGCTGGCAGTCCCAGACGTTCAGCGAGATCCGGCCCGCGTCGGCATTCATCAGTGATCGCCGGGCTGCCGCCGCCGCGGTGTATCGGGCCTGCGTCTCCTACCTCCAGGTGCGCGCCGCGGCCCATCGCGTCCTCGATGTGACGACCGTGGCCGTGGGCGACAACCGTGGCATCGCGGGGAAGGACGTCCAGGTGATCGACCAGCAGGCGATCGCGGGCGTCCTCAGCCGCGACATCAATGAGTTTCGCACCGTCGTCGACGTGACGCGCTCGGTTGACGATACCGGGCTCGGCACCGACCACTGGACGGTCGATAATGTCGGGCGGCCGATCCGCGGCGACCGACACGTCATCGGCGACACCTGGCGGCAGATGGTGTCGCTGGCCAAGAATCCGCGCCCCGTGATCTATACGCACACGCGGACGTTTGCGAGCCACGTGCGGCAAGGCCAGAGCATGACGTTCACGATTCCGGCCGATCCGAACCAGCGGCGCACGCAGGTGCTGGTGCATATCATGCCCGGCAAGGATGAGGCCGGCAGTTCGCCGGACCTCGTGCTGTTCTTCGCCGGCGGCTATCACTATTACGGCGCGGACTACTTTACCGGCAACGGCGATCAACCCTTTGATGCTGACATCAGTTTTATCCCCGGCAACGCGCCCGCGCCCCTCGGGCTCGATTCCCTGCACGATCTCGCCTGCTCGGTGGCCGTCGGGGCGCCTGGGAACATCACGGCTACCGTTTCCATCGCTTACTCTGGGCTGCGCTGATGGGCGCGGGAACCATCATCATCATCCTGCTCATCGTGCTCGCCGCGGGCGGCGCGGGTGTGCTCGTCGCCCGGGTTATTGCTCGCCGCCGGCGGTGAAAGTGGAGGAGCGCATGGCACTGCGGGATGAAGTCGCGGCCGATCTCTATCAGGAGTGGGTTGAGAAGCACCCGACCAGCGGCCTCGTCGGCGTGCCCTTTGCCCAGGCGAGCGATGGGCTGCGCGCGTACTGGCTGACGTTTGTTGATGCCGTCCTGGGATCGCTCCAACAGCGGGGCTATGGCCTCATCTTCGGCGGTTCGCTGCCGTTCCGGGGCGTGGATCCGACGGACGGTTCGCTGGACGCGGGCGCGTGAACGGAGGTTCGATGAACACGAGGCAGATACCCACCACTGACGACGAGGGCGTCTCACCGCCGTACCGCCCGCCGGGGCCGATGGCGAGGCAGACGCCGCGGCCGATGCCGACGATTAGCCTGCGCCCGGACTGGTTCGAGCACGAGGCCGTGCGCGCCGCCGGCGTCCATGCGACCTACCTCTGGCTCTGTGCCTGCGGTGAAGTGCGCCGGCGCGGCGGTTCCTCGCTCAGCCTCACCGACCTGCGGCGTCTGGTGGACTTCGAGGGCCTTGGCGTCAAGACGAAGCCGGTGATCGAGGCGGGCATCGCGGCCGGTCTCTTCGCGCGCACGAAGACGGAGATTATCGTCTTCACGGACGCGCTCGACGAGCGACGGGGCTGATTCCTCGCGGCCGGGCACAAAAGCCCCGTAGCGTGGCTCTCAGCGCGTCTACGGGGGATTCCTGGGGGCGTCGGTGGTCCGGGCGGGCAGCACCGCTTCCCCCGGGCCCGACCCGGATTGCCGCCGCCATGCGGAGAGTGAGGGACTGCCATGAAGCTCGGCGCGCATGCTCCCACACAAGGCGCAACGGTTCGTTTCCACCAAACGATGGCAGCCCTGCGCGGCGAATGCGTGCTATGGCTGCCGAGCGAGAACCCCGGTGATGCGGCGCGCTTCCCCGACGCGCTGCACATCGTGCGCCTGCCGAACTGGTCGGTCGGGCAGGCTCCGCCCGCGTATTGCGATGCCTGCGCGCACCTGATCAATGCCTGGGGACAAATCCCCGGCGTCGTCTATGTCGCGGGAAACGAGCCGGAACTTGAGATGCACCCCGGCCAC